AGAGACGAAGCTGATGCAATAGCCATGAAGCTAGATCAGCCAGCAGAACAAGAAGATGCTGATGTTGCAGATGTAAATGAAGGGGGCGGTGAAAAAGATGCAGAACGAGCAACAGAAGAGCTCCTTCAACAAATAGCAGATAACACTAAGGTTATGGCTGATGGTGTAAGGGAATCTGGTGAAGGTATGCCAGAAGATGACGGCAAGCCAGATCCTCAGAATCCTGAAAACAAAAACAAAGGCGCAAACGTCAAGAAAGAAGAAAGTGCAATGTCTAAGTTACTTAGACCTATCAAAGACTTTGCTAAGATGATTGGTAAAATATTCTTAGTACTTGGTGCAGTTGCTGCAGCTGTGTTTGCAGCTAATGATAGTGTGTTTGTAAAACTAAAAGAACTGTTTGAAAGAATTGTTGCCGTCATTGCTCCTGTATTAGAGCTAATAATGGAAAGAGTATTGCCTCCGTTGCTAGATGCAGTAATGCTAATAGCAGATGCGTTTATGCAAATCGTAGAAGCGCTAATGCCGCCATTATTAAATCTTATTGATCAAGTTTTACCTCCTATTATGGATCTTCTTATGATGGTAATTGACGTGTTCATGCAAGTAGTAGAAATGTTAATGCCTCCATTAATTCAAATTATAGAAGCAGCAATCCCTCCATTGATTGGTCTTATTGAATTAATTAGTAAAATATTCCTAATGCTGGTCGAGAACTTAATGCCTATTCTCGAACCGTTAATTGGTTTTATTGCAGATACTTTGGTTGTGGTGTTTGAATTAATAGGTAATATAATCAATGGACTGCTTGCATTCTTTACAAGTCCAATGAGCTATCTTGAAGACGGTCTATCATACTTAGCTGATGGAGGCGATATGATACTTGCTGGCCTTGGAGGATTCATTAATGGTATTATTGAATTCATTGCCGGACTTGCAGAAAACATTCCATTTGTCGGAGACGAAGCTGCAGCAGGTCTCAGAAGTATGAAAGTGTCGTTTGGTGAAGCAGCAGAACAAAGAATGGAAAGAAGAGTAACAGAAAGAGCTGAACGAGCTGCAGACAGAGTAGTAGACGAAATAGATTTTGATCTGCCGCCAGAAGAATTTAAGGCTGCTATTGATCAACAAGTAGAAGAAGGCAATATGTCTCCTGAAGTTGCATCTATCTTAATGCAAAGAAAAGAAGAAGGCACAACAAACGAAACTAAAGGTGGATCTGGCGATACTGGCTCAGATGCTACACCGACTGGTTCTGGTAGTGCTCCAGAAATCAATATTCCAGAATTTGATGCAGAACAATTAGTACAAGTAAACGTACCTCAAGGTGTACCGTTGCTTGGTGGTAAATCAATCTATGTTTCTAAAACAGCTGATTCGGATGGGAATGTGTATGCGTATGATGCTGATGGTAGTCCACTTGGTAGTCTTCCAGCGGATAGCCCAGAAGCTCAAGTATTGATGAAATTAGCATCAACAGAAGGAGTAGAAGGAACAGTAGCACAAGATACTTCAATAGACGCCACAGGAGTGCCGGTAGACGTCGGAGAATTGCCCACAGGAGGCGTAGCAATAGATACAGCAACCCAACAGCAAGAAGAAGCTCAATCATCTGCAACCTCGAGTGATAACGTAAACATTAGTCCTGTGATAGCTCCAACAACAAGTTCAAGTACAGCAGTGGTTAATAAAAACACCACCGGCGTAATATACACCGGTGGCAAAAGCAGTCTTGGTGGCCGTAGTGGCCCTGGACTGCCAAACTAGTTGTTATTATTCTTCAGCTAGTCGCTTAAAGAAATCCAAAGACTCATCATCATCAGCATCCCCTACGATAGGAGCAGGAGCTGCTTCAGTCATTGCCGGAGCACTGACCTCTTCAAATTGCTCAGCAGTCGTATTGACCTGAGCACCATCTAGTCCTAGGACTCTGTTCAGCTTCGCTTGGAGCTCTTCAAAAGTCTTGAAGTTTTTAGGGTCAACAAACTCTACGAGAGAATACTGTGACTTCCATACTTGCTCTAGCTCATCGTCTTCTTCAAACAATGGACCAGGAACATCTAGTTCAGACTTGTCGTAGTTACGATAGCCTTCTACGTTTCTAATCTTAAGTTTGAAGTCTGCACCTTCCCATAAGTCAAATGGGTTTACTGGCTTCTCATCTTCGAACTGAGGATTCATTGCCTCGTTCAATTTGTCAAAGATTTTCTTACCATACTTATAAAGGAATACTTTACCTTCATTTTCTGGATTAGATGGATCCTTAACAATATAGATGTTAGAGATAAAGGACAGTCTACGCTTTTGCTTTCTTGCCTTATCTTTGTTAGACTCAATACCTGAGTTCCACAACATAGAGTTGTATTCAGATACTGGATCTTTCTGACCTAGTGTGGTCAATGAGTTTTCAATGTACCATCCACCTTGTCCTTGGAATCCGTGATCCCAGATACGAACAAATGGAACATCCTCACCTTCAGACTCTGGCAAGAATCTAATAACAGCATAGCCATTACCAGCCTTGTCAACTTCAGGCTTCCAGAACCTATCATCAGGTCCATTACCACCTTGGGTCTTCTGGTTGAGTTTATTAAGGGACTGGGTTAGTTTTTCAAACCCTTCGGTACGATTGCGCTTGAGTGCGCCAAATGAATCAGTCATATATCCTCCTGTATTGCGTTGTATGACGGTTTATTGCGTTATATTAATTAAATGTAGAGACTAAAATATCTCTATACTTATTTATGTCAACATTGAGAAAAGCGCTATACTTTTGTGCCTTCAGTTTAACATCTGGCCACATAATATCATCGGATAGCTCTTTATCCCAATATGCGAACATTCTAACACATCTATCAATTAAAATCAACGTCTCTAAGCAAATATCTTTGCGTAAATATAATCTTAGTAGATAGGGGTGCTGGTTTTTAGGAACAATAATGTTTTCATTAAAGTCCTCTTTTAGTTGGCTCAGTTCATTCTTGAAAACATAGCTAAGAGATTGTTGTCTCTTCTTGAACTCAGTATACACTTCGTTCGCTTTGTCTTCTCTAATGTCTCCAATGTAGAAGTCATTGCCATCTACAAAGTTAGCCAACAAAAACTCTTCCGGGTTCTTCTGCTTTGATAGTTTATAAAAGAAGTACTTGTCGCGTCTAGTTTCAAACGTAGTACGCCAAGCCTTAACCTTGCCATTGTACTTAATGTAGTCATACTTCTTGTCAGTGAAATGAGATTTCATTGCAAGGTATTTTACATAAGCATCGTATGGTTCCACTCTTGCTATCCTACCCCTCATCAATAGGTAACCGGCTTTGCTTTGCAACTAAGTTTAGCTGCTCTGCGTTTTCATAAAGTATAGCTTTCAATTTTTGGTTCCTTTGTATAAGTGACGCAACTGTCTCTGGTTCTATGTCTTCGTTGGACGTAATGAAGTCCTCAACTGCCTCCAGATGAGTAATATCGCCCTTCGATTCTGTTACAATATCATCAATGAGTTTTGCAAATGCTGCGCTGCTCAATAACGATAGCTCTATTTGTTGTTTAGACATATTCCCAATTACAATTCCATAATCGCTTCCTGTATTTGTGATATGGATCACGGTTCCTTACCCGTATAAAGTTAACAATAGGCGAAGCCTGTTTCTGCTTGCCTCTCTCCTGTCTTACATAGAAAGGATCTCTTCTTGGTACCTTAACAACCATTCTATGGTCGTCATCATCAGATAACAAATCGTAATCCCATTCTTTATAACCAGGTCTGCCAATGCCAAGATAAAACTCTGCATCGCCATGACGTACACCTTGGAACTCAATATCATAACCCCCAGTAGACCAGAAAGCCTCTCTAGTCATGATCCAAGTATTTGGGTGCGTCTTGTATTTAATGATCCCTTTTGGACATAGCAACTCATACCCAGACATAACCTCTGGAGCTTCCATGTCCACCTTAGGAACATAATACATATTAGGATCCAACTTCTTGTCGAATCTTAAGTGGTGATACATTCCAGTTGATTCAAAACAATCAACGTCGATAAGCATCATCCAATCAGTCTTCACATGCTTTGCACCGATGTTCCTACAAACGTGAGAATTGAATCCCATGTCTGTTGTCACGTCGATACCCATAACATCGAATCTTGATTTGTGTTGTTTAATGGTACTGTGAAAGAACTCTCGTCCTTCTTCATGGCCATCATTAACAAAAATAACTCTAGGTGAATACTTGTACTGTTCTCTCATTCTACTGTAGAAAGAACATTGCTCGTACAGGTGATCTTCTTGGCCGTACCAAGTCATCACACAAGTTATATCATTCCACCTTTGCATTCATATGGTCCTCTTCTATACTCCACAGACGGCTGTAGAATGTTTCCTCATAGTTATCGAACCATGGTCCACCATCCGTATAATGAATAGCCTTTGGATTCTCTAAGTGATAGTAATCGTCTAAGCAATTCCATTCTAATGGTAACGAGCCAATGTCTTCATCATCAAGCCATCTTAGTTGATGAAAATCTAGCCCCGGTCTATGATTGTTTAAGTACTCTGGTGATAATCTTTTATTCTTTGGATGTTCATTGTTGAACAGAATAAAGCTAGCCCAGTTCTTTCTATAAGCTCTGTGTTGTGCAATACCGTCCATCTTTATTTGGCTGTTAGGAATGTAACCAGGATGCTGTACAACGTATACAGCCTTACTGTCGTCTACATTCTCAAGTATCTCGAGCGGGTCAGCCAAGAAAAGAAAGTCACAGTCAACGAAAAAGCTCCACCCTTTGTATCCGCTTAGGTGTGGAACCCAAAATCTAGTAAATGTAAAATCAGTAGATTGAGGCTCACCCCAGTCTCTACTGTAACCATCAATGTCTTCGCTGAATAATTTATTACACTGAATGTCTGATCTTTGTTCTATAGAATATTTGCAAACCTCGTATGCTCTAGCTTCTCTCTTGTCGAAGCCTATGAACATTTGGGGTGCTGAGCCAGTATTTGTACTCATCAATCACCTCATTTCTTTTTTGTACACTCTTATGAATGTACTCTTCAATTAATTCTGGATGGAAGTCACTCCAGTACTCCCAAACTATTGCCCAAGGAAATGCCTTTTGGGTTATATGACCTTTACTGAAAATGATCATAGGCAACCCAAGCATCCTAGCAATCCACATATGAGCCCCATGATACCCTATAACGCATCGTGAGGTCAACATCTGTCGAATAACTGCTTCCATAGGTGTCTCGTAATGAACGTGACGGAGATCCCAACCACGCTTCTTTATTAGTTCACCTACTTTTGGCCAAGCATAGCCAGAAGGAGTTTGTGCTAGTGGATCTTTCCACGCCTTGTTCTTATCATATTCATGAAGCAGCTGTTTGTGCTTCATACTTGTAACCATTGTAATTTTGTTCCAACTATCTCTACCATTATCATAATCATTGAGACCATAATTAGTAAATCTTAAGTTGTGAAGCTCCATATCCTTTGCATCGTAGTTGTCGTGATTGTATGGTAGCTTAGAATCGTATACGTGCTCAATTCGTACACCGTAGAACTGAGGCTTTTGTAATAGATTAAATGTTCTGTCTACCCAATCCTGAATAGGTTCTGAGTCTGTATCTTTATACAGCGTTGGCTCTTTCTGTGGCCAATGAAACTTAAGAATAACATCAGTACTATTCTTCTCTGCCATGTTGAAAGCGTATGAGATTGGACTAATGATGTCGCCATATCCAATCTTACCTTTCCAGTTAATGACTAGAGGATTGAAGTTGTCTTGAATTGAGAACTCATTGTAATCTGGTACTAATGGATCATCAACTCTTAAGGGTGTATGAGGGTTGTTTGGCATTATGCTCCCACTTCTTCATCATATCTAACAACGACAGCAGGAAAAGATTTGTACTTATCACCATACCAATCTCTTATCTCGTATATCTTCTTCTGCCATTGATCTCTTGTTCTAAGGTTAATGTGTAGGTTGGTGCCATCTTCAAATGTCTTTTTAGCTGGTACTGTGCTGACATTGATAAACAGAACTCTACGTGTATATAAAAACAAAGTCTTTAGAAAGTCATCTGTCTCTTCTGGATGAACATGCTCCAATACGTCTGTGCATAACACAAGATCATATCTACCTTCTGGGAGCTCATCGTATTCTGGAATTGCTGGGTCGTATAGCTTAATTGTTCTCAGGGTGTTATCAAAGATAGCTTTCCAATGTGGCAGCTGCCAGAACCAAGCCTTACCGCAACCAAAGTCTAACGCGTCTTTGCATCCTAGTAGTTTGACTAATCTGGTTAATTCTGGAATGTGTTTAAGTAGGGCAGTGCCTCTTGAAAATTGAGAACCTTTATGTTTCTCTTTATACGCATCAATCAGTTCTTCTGGTGTCATCATAATCTTTTTTCCTCTGCGCAGCACGATTGTATTTCGTACGGTCGCGATGAGTTGCAGGCTTGTGTAACCTGTCCATAAACTTCTTTACTGGATTTGTTTTGCCAACTTTTTTCATTTCTCATATCCATACCAACCGATGATAATGTGGCCCCTCGTTTGTACCCACGCCCATTTATCCGATCTTCCACCCGCTCTTTGAAGACCTTGCCGCTACCCGGAGCTCACCAGAACGCTCAACGGGCAAATCAAACGTATATTATACTCCTGTCTATGTATAAAGTCAACACTCTACACCCAGGAAAAACTTAAAGACATCCTTTCACCTAAAATAATAGGTGTATGATAGGTTCCGTTTCTAATAAAAATAGCATCACCTGGTGTTAGTGATACGGAACCATGAGCCTTTTCTCCATATACGCTTTCGCAGCAATATGCAGTCTCGCCCCATACTTGTAGGATGATAACATCCATTTGATCCGTGTGACGGCCATAGTTGTGACCGTCTCTTTTCCAATTTGCATACACGTGCGCATTGGTAAAATTGTAATTGTTCTTTAACGTGTCGACTATCTCTTTAGTCTTACCAACGAAGTCTCCACTAAATTGCATCCAACGATTGTTGTAGTTAGCAGCATCGTGCTTTGTAAGAAACTTTCTGTCTCTTGCATACATATACTGCTCACATACATCAAGGGCAGTGTGGTCTACAGGATAGAAATTTCTTATTACTCCAAACCCCCAATCATAATGCATCTCAATGTCTGAGAAGTCTGGACTGTTCTTTGCAGGATCAATCTGCCTTGTCATACCAACTCACTAATACTAATCGTGTACCGCTTTCTACTTGAGCAACTCCGTGCATCAAGTCTTTATCATAAATTAACGTCTGACCTTTATTTAGTCCTACGACTTTAGGTATAATTGTCTCGCCTAGAGGAGCCTCGTTGCCCTCTCCTCTCTTTGCATATTTGTTAGCTGGTCTTTGTCTTTTTTCATAAGGCAACATCACTAAAGATTCACCGCCTACTAACTCTCTATCATCAAGCACAGTTATCATTGTCTGGTAAACATACGTATGTGCGTCTGTATGAAACTTAGTAAACGCATCTGATCCATACTCTAAAAAATAATGAGAGTAGCTTTTTAACTCTTTACCTGCAAAATGATCAAGAGCGCTAAATGCATTTACACCTTCTCGGTCTTCTGATCTTGGCTGTCTCTTATCTACGTCAAATAAATTATAATCCTGGTGAGCAGGATTGCTTGGTAATGAGTTGTACAGCGAGACTAATTCACTTATCTGATTTGGTGTTAAGATGTTCTCTACTTTATAACTCATGCTACATTGTACCTTAAGTTTTATTCTATGTCAACGACGAACCCCGCCGGAGCGGGGTTACTAGAAGCAGGATGACTTATGCCGCGTTGGCAAGTTCCAGGGCAGTTTCTAGTGCGTTGACTTTCTTTGTCTTGTTAACGCCATACCATGCTGAGTTCAACCTAGTGTCGTTCTCACGTCCCATCACGTGATCAGTCATGTAGGTTACAGCATTGAATGCTTGCCAGAATGATCCCTCTGCGAAGTTCGCACCAGGCTGAAGTTTAACAACTTCCATTGCTGTCTTAGCATTCTTCGAAGCAAACTTATCGAACTCAACTACGTTAGTAGGGTTGAAGCTCTGACCCTTAACCTTTGGATTCTGGTTAGGGAATACTGTTGCGAAGTACTGTCTGATTGACTCATCAGTATAACGCTTGCTTGACAAGAAGGTAGCCATATCTTTGTATGTCTCCATCTTACCTTTAGCGATACCAAGCAATTGCTTAGCTTCGTCAGCATCGAATGCTTTCTTGTGGTTCATTGACACTTGATACTCACCTTTCTGAGCAAGAGACAAAGTCAATGTATTATTACATACAACACGGATTGGAGTGAATCGAATATCGACTGCTCGTCCGTACATATGTGGGTTAGTCAATAGTAAGTATGACTCGACTAAGTCTTTACCATTGATTGTGAAGTCGTCCTTCACTTTAGCAAGACACCATACGCGCTTGCCGTCTTGAAGAGATCCAGCTGTGTGCATCTCCATATCTCCAGCTTCAACAAACTCCCTAAAGAAGTCAAACGCTTCAGCGTTTTGTACTGGATGCCAGTTCTGCTTAACCATGTCGAGTGGTTGTCCATCTGTTTCACGAATAAGCATATCGTGTCCAGAATAGATGTCTACTCCATCATGAGAAGCAAAGGCTGGTACCTTTACTACGTTCCAGTCAAGACCTGCCTCAACCATCATCTCGTCTACAGAAATGTCATTGGATACTTTCGTACCAAGACCGTGCCATGGAAGCTCACCTGCGTAAGCCATCGTTTCTACCATATGTGCCATAATATTTCTCCTATCAATATTTCACTTTATGTAGCCATTATACCAAAAAGTTTATTTGAGGTCAACGGCTGGATCAAAGTTTTTTAGTTTAACGAACTTTCTTTTTGACTTGCTGAATGGTAATGGATTCTTGAATACGAAGAACTCATTAGTACCAGTTTTACGATACGCTGCTAACTTTCCTTGATCGTTAAGAACGTATGTGTGGTTAGGAGTGCCATCGTTCCACTCCGTGATTTCTTTATAAGCGATCATGCTGCCTCCTTTGGAGCATAAGTGTTGAACCACTGTTCGAGCTCACTATAGAGCACGATCTGATGATTGATCATCTGATAAGAGCTCTCGATGTCCTCACGAACACCATCTCGTATGATGTACGCTTCATGAGTCTTAGCAATCTCCTTGCGCATCCAACCGAACTCACCGTTCACCACGGTACGGTTGAAATGGATAGCACCATCCAACTCAGAAACCCACCAAGGAGTTTCCCACTCCTCGCAGTGCTCGCTAGCGATGAAATCGCAATCATCGAACAACTCAGTGCAGATGATGAACTCCTCGAAGAACTCATTCTTCTCCTGGATCGCATCTTCAATGCGCGCCCAGAACTCACGAGACTGAGCCTCGTCCACATCACAACCTACAAAGTAGGTGCTACCGCCTTTGCACTTCCAGTGCGGACGGCTAATGCCATGGATATAGCCCTCATCATGGGCTGCATAGTTCTCGCGGTGTTGTGTTTGAATAACGATTTTCATATTGACTTCCTCACTAACTTATGACCCCATTATAGCTAAAAGTCTATTTGAAGTCAACAACTAATTTGAGAAAATCAGAAAATTTCTTTGACTGTAATCTGGTTAGGAATCAAGGGTTTAGTCCATTGTGGCTTAATTCCGTGTACTTTTTCAACGAGCGAAGAGATGAGTTTCCAGTTTTCGGGTCTCTGACCATTATTGTTCGCAGTTCTAAAGCAATTGTAGTCGGAACAAATGCGGGGACGGTCTTCGTAGATTCCGCACATCTTCGTTCCCGCTTCTTCATCGATTTCCAGTTTGGGGCACGTGAATCTGATTCTAAAGGCAGCTCGCTCTTCTGTAACGGTTCGACCCTCGGATAGGGATTGATGTTCGACCGTCTGGTTGTCATACCAGAGGAGCTGAGTTCTATCGTGCTTGGCAATAACATTTAACCACTCCGGTCCTTTCTCTGGGTGCACGTGCTGCATATCTGTAGTCCATTTACAACAGTGACCACACTGAACACACACCTCACTAGTAATAAGGCTTTCATCTAATATCTTTTCCACTACCTATATCTCTCCCATCTGGCAAAGATGATGATCATTCCAAACAGATTTGAAGTCAACCCTTATTTTGAATATTTTAAATTTACTTCTGCGTGCTTGGCTTCATCTTGCCTTACATACTTAATCAGATCCGATAGCTTGGCGTCTGGTAGCATGTTATAATAATCAATTGCTAACTGCGGTGCAGGTACGTCTTCTACCTTTCCACCTTGTACTTGTTCGAGATAGGATGTGTAACTTTTTACAGCTTCGATCTCAAAGTAATGAATCATTCTATGAGCAGTCTTATCATCAACAAGATAAAGAACAGTAAAGAACCCAAAGAAGATCATCTGTGCAATTACAATCATCAACCTCTCAAACCAATTTGGTTGAGCAATCTCTATAAAGAACATTAAGTGCTTTCTTTCATTTACAGCTTCGTCTAATAACTCTTGGATCTTTTGTCCATTGCCTCTTTGCATTCTCCTAAGGGATTTCATATGCACAAGCATCCCCCCGACCATACCAGGAACACCAGCTACTGTTTCTAAAACAACAGCTCTGTGTCCATACCGTTCGGCAAAGAAAGTATCAGCTATAAATCTAAAAAACCAGGTCATTGATTTGGCAAACTTATCACGAAGCATATATATTTGTGTCCTTTTTGGAGTTGACATTTTATTTATATTGTAGGATAATGACCGTTATGTATAGAGCAGTAATGATCTGTGATCTAAAAAATCCCATCTCTGTTGCGTATAGCAAAATCGCAATGAAAACCTGGGAACCCGTTAAAGGCGTTAAGGTTGAACGCTGGCAATGCTATACACCAAACACTTTAGACGATGCTCCATTTAGAATCAACTGGGGTAGATATAGTAGTGCTGGAAAGTACTCTAAAGACAAGCACGAGATTACTCCAACAGAGAAGGCTTGTTTGACTTCTATGTTTCATTGGTGGAAGCATACAGCTGATACAGGGGAGCGTGTTATCATTTTAGAGCATGATGCTTACGTTCGTGATCCAGAATCATTATCTAACTGGATCAAAACAATGCACACGTTCGATCTTTGGAATCCAGGCATTGCAATGGAGTGTGCTTCACTGAGGCCAGACTTTGCTCAGTTCTGTATGAAGAAGTGGTTGAAGATGGGCGATGTAATTGATGCAGGTCCAATGGCAGAATTGTTTACTGCCATAGAAGAATATACAAGCGTGTGTGAGTTATACGGTAGTAGAAAAGAGAAACAAATTAGAAAAGAGCTTGACGTTAAATCAAGATGTAGGTTATTATGGCCAAACATATTCAGCAATAATCAGATTGCTGCTGGTAACGATCCGAGGGGGACGATTAAAGACAAAGGATACAAAGCACCAGTGACACAAGTATATTGTCCTGGTAAAAATACGCTCGAGCACCACAAACGGAAAGGTGGTATTGAGTATGGTGATGGAACTTTCCGACAGATGGAGATTATTGATGACCTCAAGCAAGAAGCAAAAAAAGCTGGATAACTTAGCCAAGGCTCGAGCAGCCAAGGCCGCTAAGAATCCTCCTTCGTACAAAATGTATGCTGATAGTGTTGTTGCTCTACCAGAAGACGACGAATTATCATTGAAGAATGTACGTGCTTGGATCAAGATAGCCAAGGAACATAAAGCAGCTGCACATCTTGCATATAAGATGGATGAGAATGGTGCGCTTGCTCGAAGAGAGACTTGGTCTAGCTATATCAATGCACTTGAGAGTTATCTGCGCACTGGAAATTACGTCAGTGACTTTGGTGGTGGCAACATGGAGAAAAGAATTCAAAAGGAATGTATTGCTATGGCATACTATCCTAATGGCAAACCTAAAAGAGAGTTTGGAACATACTACAGCGACTACATGCAAGTATGGACTCCAGAACTAGAAAACGATGAACGCGAAGCGTATGGTATGGAACGTCTTAACTATAATGAGAAGGGGCATGTTATTGTGGAGTCTACAGGTCCTGTACAAAAGACTAAGACTAAGCGTAAGCGTAAACCTATGACAGAGGAACAAAAAGCTGCTCTCGTTGAGAGATTAAGGAAAGCACGTGAGGCAAAGGCCGCTAAGAAAAACAATAAATAGTTACATGGACAATGTAATACAGTTTCCTAATAGCAATACAGATCCACAATTTGTAAAGAGCGAAGAGGAGAGACTAGCTAAAGTCAAACAGTACCAGATTGATTTGTGTTTGGATCATAGCATCGATCTCACTTATGCGATGTTAGAGCAAATTCAATCTAAAGGAATAGAACTCAATCAAGAAGACATCGACCAGCACATCTTAATGGTTGCTGAGTCAGTCAAAGCTCTTATGCTTAAGGGATGTGGAGTTAGACATCCGTTGCATAAGATCACAGAACAAATTGTTAACAAAGAAGAAAGTAAAATATTTACAAGAACGTGGCAGTCTGAGATATTCGAAGAATAGTTGCGTTGACTTCATTTTTATAATGTAGGATAATGGCGAAATGATATTAGTTGATTTGAATCAGGTTATGATTAGTAACCTTATGGCCCAGATACACGGGCGTGGTGATGTAGACGTTAGTGAGGAACTGCTTAGGCATATGGTTCTCAACTCTCTGAGGTCTTATCGAAACAAGTTTTCAGAAAAGTATGGAGAGCTAGTTATTTGTTGCGACGACACCAATAACTGGAGAAAGAAATTATTCCCATACTACAAAGCTCATAGAAAGACAGCACGTGATGAGTCTAGTTACGACTGGCCTCATATCTTTAACTGTCTCAATACTATTAGAGATGAGCTCAAAGAATTTTTTCCGTATAGAGTAATCCAAGTAAGCACTGCTGAGGCAGATGATCTTATTGGTGTACTATGTCATGAGTATGGAGTAGAGTTAGGAGAGTCAGTTCCTATCTTAATCCTGTCTGGTGATAAGGACTTTATACAGTTACAGAAGTTTTGTAATGTTGATCAATATGATCCAATTAGAAAAAGGAAGATCACTCATAATGATCCTCACGAGTATCTATTGGAGCATATTATCAAAGGTGATAGAGGCGATGGCATTCCTAATGCCTTGTCCAAGGACGATGTGTTTGTCACTGGTGGAAGACAGAAGCCGGTAAGACAAACTACATTGTCTAAAATCAAATCGACTGTAATCGAAAGAGGCGACCATAACCTTACACAGGAATTAGAATGGGCGTTGGGTTTCCAACGTAACAGAGCCTTGATTGATTTACAGTTTACGCCCAGCGAAATCAAGAGTCAGGTTTTAGACCAGTTTCTTGCTAATGATGAGCGTATTAGTAGGCCGGGATTGTTTAACTTCTTCGTAAGTCGTAAGCTAAATAATCTCATAGAAAATATAAGTGAGTTTTAATATGATTAAAGGAATAGCTGAAATATTTAATGAGGTCAAAAAAGCCAAGTCCGTCAATCAAAAGATCAAGATTCTTCACGACCACGAGCAAACTCATGGTAAGGAGATCAAAGGTATGTTTGAATTGACTTACGACAACAGGCTTCAATGGGATCTCCCAGAAGGCAACCCTCCTTACAAGCCACTAGATAAATCCATGGATTGCCAAGGCAATCTAATTCAAGACATGAGACGTATGCCTCTATTCTTGAAAGGACTTAACAATCTAAATGCTATGAAGAGAGAGCAGTTGTTTGTCAGAATGCTAGAAGAGATTGATCCTGATGACGCTTTACTTCTACTTGAAGCAAAAGCAAAAAAGATCAAAGGCATTTCAAAGAAAACAGTTAAGCAAGCCTATCCAGGTTTCCTTGACGATCCAGCAAACCAGGACGCCTAATGCCAATCTACAGTTTTAAGGACAAAGAGTCTGGTGACGTGTTCGACTTGTTGTTGAAGATTAGTGAGAAAGAAGAATTCTTAAAAGCCAATCCTCAACTAGAAAGTATCATTACTGGAGCACCTAGAATTATCTCAGGTCGTGAAGGTGGACACAAACCAGACGAAGGGTTTAACGAACTGTTATCAAGGATTGGTGAGGCGAATCCTCATACCAACTTAGGTCGAGCTGTTAACAAAGTAGACTCGAAGCAGCAGAGAATCAACAAGGCAGTTGATAATTATAAAAAAAGAATTGGTGCACATGATGCCGCAGGGCGTTGAAAGATTAACAAAAAGAGAAAGACGGATCCTCAGGCAACAGGATGTTCTGACGAAGGAAAATCAAATCAACACAAAAAATTTCCACGTCAGTATAACGCCTAAGGGACCTAACCAAGAAAGAGCACACGAGTATTGGAAAGACGGTTACAATCTAATGCTCCATGGATATGCTGGTACTGGTAAGACTTTTCTTGCATTGGGCATTGCCCTCAAAGAAGTTTTATCAGATCATTATAAGAAGGTGATAGTAGTTCGCTCTGCTGTCCCAACTAGAGATATTGGCTTCTTGCCTGGTACGGCAAAGAAGAAGATGGAAGTTTATGAATTACCTTACAAGAACATTTGCAACGAGTTATTCAAACGCGGTGACGCATATGAGATACTATACAATAAATTTATGTATGATTTCATTCCGACATCATACATTCGTGGAACTACTCTTGATAATTGTATTGTTATTGTCGACGAAATCAATAACATGACATTCCACGAGCTTGATAGTGTGATCACAAGACTAGGATACAACACTCGTTGTATCTTCTGTGGTGACTTTAGGCAAAGTGATTTAAAACAGATTGGTCAGCAATCTGGTATCGATAGATTTATGGACATCGTACAGAAGATGCCTCAGTTTAAGTTTATCGATTTTGGTATAGATGATATTGTTAGGTCTGGCATTGTAAGAGACTATATTATTGCAAAAGCAGACTACGACGACGCGAACCCTAGAAGATATGTTTGATTTACAGCTCTCAGACCTTCAGAAACTGCCTAGAAGGAACGTAAACGGCAAAAGAGTATATGAGACACCAGATGGCTCTCAATACCCTTCTGTGACGACTGTAACCTCTCAGATGAACGCTAAAGCAATTAGCGAGTGGAGAGCTAGAGTAGGCAGCAAAGTAGCAAATCAAGTAACAGCACAAGCATCAGCAAGAGGTACTGCTGTCCATAAGTTGTGTGAGAAGTATATTCTTAATACAATCGAGGAAGGAGAGATCATGCCATCCAATGCTGAGATGTTTAGGTCAATGGCCGAGCATCTTGATGAGCATGTTACTGTTGTACGATCTGTAGAAGGGTTCTTGTACTCTGACTTTCTTAGAACAGCTGGTCAGGTAGACTTGATTGCTGAGTACGATGGCGTGTTATCTATCATTGACTTTAAGACAGCAAAGAAAAAGAAGAGAGAGGATTGGATCCAAAACTACTTCGTACAAGAATCAGCATACAGCTTTATGTTCGAAGAGAGAACTGGAATGCAAGTTCCTCAGTTAGTAACTATCATTGGTGTTGATGGTGAAAGAGAGCCCCAGGTATTCATTAAGAATACCAAAGAGAGAAATAAGTATCTATTGCAGTTTCTTACTCTGCGCGAGAGTTATGACCAATCAAGCTCTGACGATTCAGAGATTCCTGAAGAGACTCAATAACTTCCCTTAGCCTAGTATTTTCATCTTGAAGTTTGGCATACTTATTGTATGCCGTATATTTTTGCTTTTCAAGTTCTGCAATAGTCTTCTTCAATTGATCCTCAAGCGTCAATTCCCTTTTCCTTTAAGATGTTGTTTAAGAAGCCTGTCCATTGTGCTGCACGCACATCCCAGTTATAGAATCCATCAATATATGCTTTCTGCATAGACAATCTATCGTCGATACTTGGATCGTTAATCAATTGCATTGCATCAGCTAACATATAAGCACATCGTGTAGCATGCTCATTCTGATCCTCTGAGAAGTCATACATCAATGACCAGTTCGCAGTTGTCTCTGGTAATGCTCCGAGACTAGAGTGCACACATAAACATCCAGCACTCATTGCTTCAATCATAGCAATGCAAGATGTCTCAGTCCAAATAGAAGGTAGACAGAAGATGTGTGCGTTCTTCAATGCCTCTTTTACTTCTTCATTTGGTCTATAACCATGGTAAGTCATATTGGGATGTTTCTCAACATGATCAAACAATGGCTGATATGGTTCGTTTCTACTCTTCCAGTTTGGTCCGTAGATATCAAATGAACTATACACGTCCAAATGCCAATTTAGATCTGGAAGGTTCTTTTCAATAAAGTCCATAATAGGAAGTAGAAGCTCTAATCCTCTATGTGGAGTTGTATGGTAGATAAGATTGACACACTCATTGGGATCAGGTTTCATTTCCTTCTCACCAAGATCAATTGGCTCAATTGCGTTCTGCAATACATGAATCTTAGAGCTAGGAATTTGGTATACGTTTTGATACTGCTGACGCTGCCAATGAGATACAGCTACGATCTTTTCAAACTTCTTCCACCCACCGTTGTGTAGATGTTCTGATTCTGGATCCCCAGGAAGGTCATGGAGCCAGTAGATAGGAATCTTTCCTTTCTCTAACTCTCTAACTCTTGATGGAATGATTTGGAATTTATCCAAGATAGCAGGATCAACTTTCTTAGCAAGAGCGTACTTCATTAACTCAGTACCGCCCATTGCGTCCTTATCGACTTCTGTTTGTTGTACTTTGTTTTTTTCTGGGTCACCAATCACATTAAGTTGCATTTTATAGTCCTTTGTTCATGTCAAGGTAAGTAGCTAGTTGATCATAGCCACCAATCAATTCACCATCTTTAAAAATCTGTGGCATTGTTCTTGCCGCTGGATTTAGTTCTCTCAATTCTGTAAAGTAATCAACATTCTCACTGATGTTTTTTACAGTCACATTCGGCTCGTCCTTCAATCTGAACTTAGCCTTATCACAGTAAGGACATTGATCCTTACTAAAAATTACCCATTCACTCATTTCACATTTCCTATTTCAAATAGCGGACCTAATATTGGAAACATTTCGTTTCCTAACAGGCCTGCCCATATTATGTTTATTACTATTATTTTAACCCCTAACCAAATTAAAATCAACCATAAGATGAATTTAATTAGTCCAAGTTGTTTGTATTTATTTCTTAGTTTAGTTAGTATTGGAAAGTTCCAACTAAATTTCCATACCTGCAGTTTCAAATTCTTCATCTCTATATTGTGGATGGAAAGTATCCATCTTCACATGGTTTGGATACTTAGCAGCATACTTTGCAAATTCAACTGGAACAGGGATATTGTATTTCTTTCTAACTTCATCAATATCCTCTTCAAGTAGAGCAAGTGGAGATAGCAATCCAAAAGATGTGTCTACCTGCTTTGACTGTCTAAGGCATTCAGTATATACTTTCCAGATATCAGCATTGCCATTCTTTTTCATCTCTTTAATTGTTCCGCCAAAGCCAACAATATGAGGCGTCCACCAATGTGCAATTCTTGAAGTGTATACTTGAATCATTGCTTCGCCTATTGGTGAAGTATCATATCTAAGGAGTGTGTGCCAAACGTCATGAGATAGCAAGAAATGCCTAGATGTGTTTTCTCTCATTTCATCTTGCCAATTAAAGAAAGCACTTTGTCTTCTTTCTTCTGGCTTGAACCTTTGATTATAAATGTCGTCTAAGCCAAACTTACGAACTAAGTTGGCGTAATGTGCGCCTACGGTGTTAGGCGCAAGATTATCTAAGTAATTGAAATCCGTTAATTTGTTTAAAACAACACTTTCAACATAATCTCTGTCATTATATCTTCTGCCCCATATAACATTCCTTCCATTTTCTGTCTGTCTAAGTTTCCTTATCATGTTGATAGTAAATGGAAATCTAAGTTCTCTGTACAGAGTCAAAACATGGTCAAGTCTATCTTCACCAGTCATGTCTGTATTGTAACCTGTTAACTCATTGCCCTCACCGTAGGTGTTAAACAGGTGGTATAGGGATCTTGTTATTTTAATTGGATTCCACATAATGTCTTACTTCTCCGCTTGGATAACTCTCCAGATACCAAATGCTAATGCTGGCCATGCCAACCATCCGATTAAGTCTACTCTTCCAAGTAGGATGAGAGCAGATACTGCAACAATGATTGCGCCATCAACAGACGACCATTCAACTACTCTTGCTTTTATCCAATTCCAACTGTTTAGAATAAAGTCCATATGTTTCTCCTTTATTATTCCCAAGGAAAGACGATCCAATCGTCTTCCTTCTTCTTATTTATACGTTCTCCTGAATAAGCGCAGGTGAATTTTGACGATGGCTTTTCTAATAGTACTGCAAATTTAGGCATAGGAATAAGCTGATAATAGCATTCATCCATTACGCGTTGCAATGTTTTGCCAGAGTCATTAATGTCATCCACTATGAGAATGTTGGAATAATCTGCAAGCCTGTCCCAGTCAAACTCATTATTGTCGGCCATTCCGTCTCGTAGTGAAATATTAAGACAGTACAACTTTGCATTGTACTGATGTGAAAGTCGAACCGCCGGAACTAACCCTCCACGAGTTAGTCCGACGATTGCGTCTGGAGTTTCTTCATCAGGGATCTGAGAAGCAATAGATGAAACAAGTTCATCATATTCACTCCAGTCGATAACTCTTCTTACAGGTTCGCTTGTACCCATTTAAGAACAGCTTCAGGAGTACTAGCTTCATATGGATCAGATTCGATATTATCAACCTGTCCTTCTTCTGGGAAAGAAGCAAGTACTGTATTAGTATCACCGTCTACTACAATTGCATATCTCCAGCTTCGTGGACCGAAGTTAAGGTTACGCTTTTGTACTAGAGCACCAACATTAACAGCGAAGTCGCCATTGCCGTCTGGTAGTGATCTTACGTTTTCAACTCCTTGTGCATCGAACCATGAGTTCATTACAAAAGGATCATTGACGCTGGTACAATAAATGTTATTGATACCTGCTGCGACAAACTTTGAATACAACATTTCGTATCCAGGAAGTTGTTGTGAACTACAGGTTGGAGTAAACGCTCCAGGCAGTCCAAAGATTACAGCCTTCTTTCCTTTAAGTTCGGATTGAAGATTGATCGTAACAAACTCACCAGCTACTCTATCTTTGTATTTAAAGTTAGGTAGTTCAGCACCTGCCTTAATCATTCGTCACCATCCTGCCTTTCGGGCGTTGGTACCTCTCTGAATCCAGCAAGTTGTGCTAGTACTGTTCCTAACAAAGGATCTTTCTCTTTGTTAAGCCAATTTTTTAAGTAGTCCTGCTCTAGCTCTGAAAGTTCAGGGGCGCTTTGAGCAAAGACCCTCAATAGTCCGTCGAGTGCGCCAGCTGTATTGAACACTAGCTTGTCGACATTTTCAAACTGATTATCAGCCATAATATTCTCCTATAGGTTTAGGTACGTATTATACATTATACGTAATCTGAAGTCAACCACTTCTTGTAATAAACTTCCTGAAGCTTGAACGCTTCAATCTCACAAGGTTGGTCTGCATAAGGAACGTCAGAGACATCTGACTTCTTCCATTTGGTTCCATCCATTGAAAGTTCTTTTCGAAGGTACTGTTTGATGTGTACCCATTCATGGATGAGTGTTTTAATGAACTGTTGCTTGTCTGCTTGGACAAGTTCAATCAGTCCCCATTTGATCTTTCCATTGTTAGTATCAACAATGTCCATTGAAGCATACCCAGCAGCCCAATCATTCATGAGCTTACGAGTACGAGTCTGCTTTACTTGCACTACGGCTTTGAAGCGCTCTAGCTTGAGCTCCTCAATCATAAATGCACTAACACGATAGATAAGGTCTTCACGATTCTTACCAAGCGAGCCACCCTTCATTCCTGAAGGAAAAACAGCAATTCCCATATTACTTCCTTTTGATAATTTTAAGATAAATGTCTTCCCATGACTTGGCGACAAAGAAGTCATGATCCAAGTTCATGTTATAGCCATGTTCCATCAAAACGGATTCAAAGTCAACCTTAGCTCCAACTTCACAGTTCTCTAATTTGTCTTCGATCCACAAGCAGCCTCTATACTTCTTAGCTAGCTTGTAAAGAGCAGCATCTTTATCTGCTCCGGTATCAAGATACACAAACTCATCAAACACATCACCAAAGATTTTCTTTAAGTTCCTGGTTCTTAGTTCTTGTGCATTCTTATCTTTAGAAAGTGAGGTACACACAACAAACCTATAACCATAGTTGTTGTTAAGTAAGGACACGATTTCTTGTGCGTCCCTCAAAGGAGGTAAGAAGCCTATAGCGGCACTCTGGTTAAAAAGTCTTACCCACTTCCTACCTTCGGTTTTATTCAATCCAAACTGCTCTGCAGCGTTGTATATAAATTGATGTCCCTTGACTCTTTCAAAGCCTTGGTGTTCCATCCAAATTTGAAAAGCGTCTTCCCAGTTGAGAAGTACGCCGTCCATACTTTACCTCTATAACCTAATACATCTCTCATGATTGCTACTGGTGTCATATCATCGATTCTTGACATTTGAACATACTGTTCTACAGTGCAATTCTTAACAAGGAAGTTGATCCATGCTTTGTATGGCTTGTAGCCGTATTTGAATCTAGCGATAAACTCAGGTTTTGGTTTACCTACCCATGAAGGGTGACAATCAGGATGAACAGAATCCATAGTTCTTGACAAACCGTGGTCGCCTCTGTACATCAAATACATGCCGTCCCATGTGAAATCTTCTTTCTTAAACGTTGTTTTCATATCTAACTCCTTACTTAACATACAACTATTATACTAAAGAGTTGATTTAAAGTCAACGGTCAGACCAAATTATTTCCTTAAATTGCTCTTTTGGAAGCCCCCAAAACCGCTGCTTCCAGTCCGATTGCTCAAAAAATGGTAAATTTTTCCATTCTTTTTGTCTTGAAAGCATCTCATGAGCGCTAATATTCCATTGTTGACGGTCTAAAGATGTAACTATTTGTTCTACTTGGGTTTTTTTCTCCAGAACTGTCGGCAGATTGAAGTCATCCCACTCAAAATGTAACAGTTCAAAGCAGTTTTCGTGGTGATCGACGTAGTCTATCGAAATATCGACGCCCCATTTAGGTGCCATCTTGGTTAGTTTATGGAAAATAGGGTGTTTTTTGGCTATTTCGTGCAGTTGTTCCAGTGCATCACCTGCAAATCCGCGTCTTTGGTAGATATCACAGTGGTTAATATGCGCTTTTTCCCTGTCTTCATCAAGGTCTACCATCCAAACCTCCTTGTTTGTGAATTTTTCACGGTGTGGTTTGGGTTCATAGCCGTTCCATTGTGCATAAACTTGCTCAACACGACACATATCGTAGCCATTTTGATCAAACAGCTCGATTCCTTGGTGAATGATTTGATCCATATACGCATCTGGCAATGGTTGTAGCCAGTAAGGTGATGGATCATGTTGGTTTTCTGTTATCTTAAGTTGCATTTTTGCTCTGCTCTATCTATAACTTGTAAATTACTGTATACTACAAATGATGCTACTGCTATTGGAAAGATCATTTCTCTATTTGAAATCATATCTTCTTCAAATAAGATTTCAAATGGAGCTAAAAATATTGCCTTATGTAATAATATTCTGTCTCTGTGTGGTACTCTTGGCAGTAAAGGGTTTTGCTCAACAACACAATCATACTTCATGCCTTCTACTGTAGTCCACACATCTGCTACATGCAGTGCATAAAACAATATTTTTACTGAATCGTACGCCGGGTCACTAATATCAGACAGTGTAAATGTCGATGAGTTCTTCCTTTCCTTTAACTTTAATGCGATCGACTTTATCGAAGCTTCGGCGTGTACTGCTTCCAGCAGTGAACTGTGATAGCAACACTCGTACCCCATCGTAATTGCGAGTTTGGCCTTCGAGTCTAGCACCGAGGTTGACGGCATCTCCAATGACGGAATAGTCAAATCGAGTTTCTGATCCCATGTTTCCGACGATGCAATCGCCGGTATTGATACCAATACCAACGTCAATGCGAGGTAAACCTTGTTCTTCCAGTTCTTTAATGAGTTCATCTGCTGCTTCGCTTATCTCTAACGCTGCATCTATTGCTTTGTCTGCATGATCTTCACATGGTAAAGGTGCATTCCAAAAAGCCATGATACAATCGCCCATGTACTTATCAATAGTTCCACCATTATTTAGAATAATCTCAGTCATGCGACCAAGGTACATATTGATAAGTTCTACTAAACCTTCTGGATCATCATTGTTCTTATAATGTTCTGACACTGGAGTGAAGCCACATATATCCATGAATAGGAACGTCATATTCTTTCTTTCACCGCCGAGTTTAAGTAGTGAAGGGTCTTTCTGTAATAAATAAACTTGACGAGGATCCAAGTACGTTTCGAACTGCTTTTTTATCATTTGTTTTTGTTGGTAAGTTATAAAGTACTTGTTAAAGGACGATTGAGCAAAAACAACCAATGAACACAGAAACAATAGCGTTATATCGAAAAATAAGAGTTCTTGGTTCCACATCCAATACGATGTGCCAATCGCGCCTCCTATTACCATTAGAGAAGCTAACGCCGCTAGAGCTGTGGGAGCGACATAAACCAACCCCAAAATTACTAATCCAACTAACACCATTGAAAAGAGCTCAGCTACTTCAGACCAATCGGGAAGTTGTATTTGAACTCCTGAAAGCAAGGTATAAATCAGATGACCTTGAACTTCGTGGGGATGTCGTGCACCCGTGGGGGTTGGTACTGGATTAGATAATCCTTCTGCTGTAACTCCAATAACAAAAGTCTTACCTTGTGCTTGATAGTCAGGCAAATCTAAAATACTAATCTGTTCAAACTTATTCCAAAAGCTGATAGGCAGCTGCCCGTAACTATCTGTTACGATTGGATCTTGTCTTCCCATTCTAACCCATTCAATCCCATTGGGACCTACTTTCATTTGGTAACTGGGTTCTCCTGTATACACTCTGGCAGTATCAAGGGCAAGGGATGGATATTGAGATCCCCCTGCATTGACAACAAGAGGCGCTCGTCGCACGACTCCGGTGGGTTCATCAGGAATAGCAACGGTGGCGCCAACGCCAAAAGCAACATTAGCAAGATTATCAATGGGATATAAAAGTCCCGTAAATTTATAGGTCCAATTTTCATTTTGTTCTCCGAATAGTGCTACTCCAACATGGGATCCAACTCCGTCACTGAGTTGAGATGATGGGGCCGATGACAAAACTGTAGCTTGCTGGTACAATGCCTCGGCAAGTTTCTGGTCTTGTCCAAACCTGTCTGGCTCGCTGAATAAGATGTTAAGTACGTAAAGATTACCAGGAGGAGCGGACCCGATATAGCCAGCAAGTATATCCCTAGGCCAGGGCCACTGACCTTCTTTAGCAATCGCTTTTTCATCAATGTTAACCAGGACGATGTCCTCAACATTATTAACTTCCTTTTGATTTTGTAATAGATCGTAATAGTTGTACGAGAGACTTTGAATAAAGCCTGGATTATTTATTTGTAGTAAAGCGAAAAGTCCGATTGTTATTAGGACTGTCCACCATTTAGTAAAATGATTCATTGACCTTGAGTAACACTAACTGAACATCCAGCTGGATTCAAGCAAGTGTTTGTAATTGAATAACTCTGTGCTGTTGGTCCTTGTTGAAGGAGTTGTAATGTTGTAGCATAGTCGCCTTGTAATGTTACGGTTGCTGTATGAGCTCCTGTTCCTTTTTGTAATAAATCTACTTCTGCACTGTCTGTGGATCCATAATAATAAACTGTACTATACTTGTTACCAGAACCTTCTTGCCATACATCTGTAACTGTTGAGTCTGCATGAATGTCTAGGTATGTTTCATGTTCACCAGATCCGTCTTGGTAAATGTTAACGTCATTATAGTTGCCCCATACATGAGCACCGTATGTACCATCGCCTTCTTGAAGAATGTCTATTGTGTTGTTTGTTCCGTCAACATCACCACCCCATCCTTTACCAGATCCCCACCAAGGAACCCAAGAGATAGTATTGTTGTTACCTTTCTGTTGAAGGTTAAATGTATTATTGTTGTGATCTAAGGAAAACTGAATTAAGTTTCCATAACCATACTGGTCAATGTTTAACTGTAAGTTGTCTCCACCTGCTGTGGTAGCTTGTTCTATGTGTACGTGATTGTCGCCAGCATATGCTGGGATAGCAAATAATGTTAATAATAAAAATAATCTCATGTTGTATTTAGCCTCCTTGTTTAATTACAATGATGCTATCTCCACCTTCGTTGAGCAAAATGGTACCTTCATACCCATCTACATTTGTTTCTAGTCTTACAGACGCATCAATAGAGAATGCTAATCTTATAACACCATTAACGTCTCTATAAAAGATTACATCGCTGTCTTGTTGAAAGATATTGTATTGTGAGTCTTTATTAAAACCAACAACAGCATTTGTCAATCTTAGTTCACCAACAGTATTGTCTAATCCTTGAGATCCAAGTTTCTCAGTTGTTCTTACAAGCTCCTCTATTACATCTAAAGCATCGACTAAGAAATCTACATCAAGAAAATCAATATCAAGTTCTGTAAATTCTAACTCTCCATTGTCTGCAAGGTAATCGGTTTCTAGTTCGTTAAACTCTAAGAAGTCTACATCAAGTATTCCTTGATCAGCGTCCATTTCATCTTGATACTCTTCTACCATATCCTGTTTTACTTCTGGCGGAGGAGATACGATAAACATATTATCAATCATACTTGCTGTAATGTTTTGTATTGTTACTGGTGTCGTTGGTGGTGAGTCTATAGTTGATACAACTGTTGCTGCATATGCATCAGTCAATGTAACTTTACCGCCTTCGTTAAACACATCTATTATTCCAGAAGGGTTACCAAATTCATCTGGAAGGAGAACAACCAATGATCGACCTAACTCGTCAATCGTTGTAGTGAAGTCTGTACCTCTTACTTGAATGGACGCAGTGGGGGTGCTAATGTCTATATTGTTTTTGTTAACCATTCCAAGTCTGCCAGAAGCAAATCTAGCAGTACCCAATGCCATGCGCATTGTCATTTTAGACTTGGAAGGGTTAGGGTCGTAGTAGACCTTATCAATATAGACACGTGTGTGTTCAGTAAGAGAGAGTTCAGCTTTATCGAGAAACTCGATTAGCATACGACCATTGGTCGTCTCAGCTGTGTCGTTTAATTCTATGTTTGTTTGAAGTTGAGGCACCAAGACACTACCATCTCTAGTAAGAGAAGCATTGCCTTTTAGCTCTCGGACATCCCCTATGGGCTCAGCATAGACTGCGCCCATTAGGAAAATAAGACTAGCTGTCGCTAGAACTGTCTTTTTGATTGATCTGGATTGTTGCATTCTCTGAATCAATATCCAATGTGATAATACCGTTACAGGTTGTTATTCCTGTTGGGCAAGTACCACTAATCATGTTAATATCAATGTCAGCTGAATCACCTACGTGTGTTAGGTTGATTTCATGCTCCGCTCCGTCAGCCATATTCGTGTTGATGTTGTTTGAGTCTCCTGTAATATCGAAGTTCCAAACTGCATCGTCGACGTCTATGTCTACATCAAAAATATTGCTGTCGCCAATAACAGCTAAATCAAAATCTAATCTTTCTGCGCTCTGATTGTAACCTTGATCGAAATCCATCTGGTTACTTGATCCAGTAATGTCAGAATTTATATCTGAGTCATTAGAGGAACCAATGTATCCAACGTTCCAATCCCAAATGTTACTGTCACCAGTAAATCCTAACACTATTGTTGAAGTGTCAGCATCGTATTCACCAAACAATACGTTCTCGTTACCGATCTGATCAATGTCGATATTCAAAGTTGTACCTGTAATAGGCATAGCTACAGAACCAGATGAAAAGTTAGTTTTTCCAATCTTGTTACCGTAACCGTATTGATCAATGTAAAGAGTCAATGTGTCACCAACTTGTTCAATGTTGATTTCATTATCGTCTGTTGCTTGAGCAAATACTGAAGATGTAGATATGATTAATAATAGGCCTAAAATATATTTCATTCTTCTTCCTCGTTTTGATTCCAATCTATCTCCCAATAACCTCGACGGTTACCTTGATAGACTAATTCCAGTACTGCAGCCTCGATAGCTGTACGTACTGCATAAGTCACCGATTCATTATTACCAACACCATCTTCATATTCTATAAGTTGTGTACCTTGTTCTATAAAACGGAACACATCTCCTCCACTGCCATAGCTAAGGATGGATTTCTTAGCTTGGACATTTAGCAATACCTCACCTGTTAAAACAGAAACTGCTCTAACTGATACAGTTACGACATCTTGGGTGTATTGTTTTGAGAAACCAATACCTAATGTACGTGCCCCTCTACCACCAGTTTGAATATTAGTATCGTAACCAATAATACCACCCTCTATAATCATTCCTGCGAATAGAAGTGGTCCAATGTTCTTTACTTCTGTTTCAAGTTCTCTTGCTGCTGCTTCTCTTCCAGATCTAATGATTTGTCTTTCTCTTACAAGAGCATCAATCCCTTGACGTTCTACAACACGAAACCATTTACCCTCTCCTGCTGTCTTTAGTGCATCTATCAATAGTTCTGTACCACCTTGAGTAACAGCTGTACTAAATGATTGACCTCCAGGACTGTCTTTTCTTTGCCCTGTCTTATCCATGAAGTTATATACGGCAACCACTGGCATGTTCTTTGCCGGTGGTAAATTTAACAAGTCAATGTAGGCAGGTAGCTTTACTACCTCTGGTTGTTCAATACAAATTAAATTAGATGCGTAATATTTTCTTACGCCTGTATAGATATCTTTGCTCCATCCCTCATCAAACTGTCCTGTCTCATAAGCACAGTTGGCTGGTCCTTCGGACCATTGAGGCATAGAGGAACAACTTGCTAGTAGTAGAATACTAGCCGTCGTCAGAGCCGCCTTGATCATCGACATCGCCTCCATAATATCCAGTGCCTACTGGGATCTTAATAACTGTTTCTGAACCAAACTCATCAACAATTGTTAACTGAATAAAGTCAGGTTGTCCTTCTGCTCCTGTAATGATCTCCCATGTGATAACAGAACCTTCCATTTCGAAGGATCCAAATGTTGACGGATCGTCATTACTGAACATTGTGTCTACTAATTGTTTAGCAAACTGAGCATAGATTCTGCTCTCTAGGTTTCGGATGAATTTTGCTAACGTCGAATTTTCTGCTTCTCTTTCCGCAGCTCTCCTTGCCGCATCCAATGCATCCTTGATTGCCTTCTCTCTTTGAAACTCTTGGTTCTCAATTGTTAAATAATGAGCACCAGTCCCCACGCCACTGAAGCTAGGGTTTTTAAACTTGTGAACAATGTCTGCATTAACGATCATTGGAAAAGCCATTAAGGCTGATACAAACATTCCAAACGCAAACGCTTTCATCATATCTTTACTTGTCCAAATCTGAGGACCCATTTGATCCTTCAATATCTTTCTTTCGCTCTTTGTCATTCTTATACCTCAACACAACATTAACCTTTTGTTGTAATCTTATTAAGTCTTGATCTAACATTCTATTTTGATCAATAACTTTTATTAGAGCCAAATGCATTTCTTCAATTGCTGGCTCTAGTTTATTACCCACAAACCACCATATGTAGTAAATGAAATAACCCATACCGATTGACATAACAACTGGAAGACCAAATTCATTTATAAGAACTGCAATATCTTCCATCAATCTCTCCTTGCGTCAATTGAACCATCTTCGATAAAGTTTTCAGCTCTAGCAATCCTGTTAACATCAGGCGGTAAGTCTAGCGACTGGGAAACCAAAGTATCGATCTTGATCAACTCGTTGTTCATGGTTCTAGCTCTTGTCTCGAGCATAGTACAAAACGTAGTCAAGGTTTTGAGATCATCAACCAAGCCATCTAATATTTGTTTAAGTACGATGAATATGAAGATTCCCATCACGACGGCTGCCGCAATCGAGGTCCCCACATCTCGAATCAGTTCAAAAGCGTCCATATCCCTATTTAGGGAAATTACTTCCAGACGTGAAAGATTATGCCTTTTCTTCCTGCGTTAACAGTTCTGGTATCAGAAGATAGCTTGATTGGACGTCCAGGTTCTACGACGATGTCAGCGCCACCATCAACGCCTGCAATTGTAAAGTCTGACGTGCATACAATTGTATCGTGTGTACCTGCTTTTGTTAGTGTAAGACTAGTTGATGTGTCTGGAATGAGATATGCTTTACTGTTCCAAAGAGCCGACAGCTGTGCTCTGGATGAAGCATCACCTACGAAGTTAATACAGAAAGACTTTCTTTCTTGTTGCTGGGAAAATCCTAATTCAGTAACATGAGGAGGTCGACCTAAACTAAATGGTCTATTGATTGTATTGTCTGATGCCACCAATCCTAAGTTTTTAAGTCTTGGCAGTCTTCCTTCCCAGTTGTAATCCATTTCATATAATACGGAAAAGTCATCACCATTAAAGGTTAAAAGGTCGCCTAGTTTAAGGTGCCCATGATCTGCCATAGAAATACCATAATCATTATCTACTCTATTATAGATACAAGCAAGAGCAAACTTAGATAAGAATCCTTCGGTAATAGCTTGACTGGGAGTCATGTTCATAAAGTTTCTAAACTCTGTAGCCTTTCTTTCTGTAAAGTAAACCTTCACATCCTGCTTACCGTCAGCTGCAAAAAAAGTTGTCCAAGTAGTCTTAGAGTAATGATCGGTAATTCTAAGTCCATCTACTGATGCAGGTGCAACACCAAACTTACCATGTGGTTCGTCAGATGCCTCCCATCGTTCTACGTAGTTTAGAAAACCATACTTTTTAAAAAATGTTTCTGTCATTGCCATATTATATTGCCTGGTTGTCTAGGTTATCTTGAATTGTATTTTGCATCTCTTCGGCACCTTCCCACATCATACAAGCAGTAAGATCAGATCTAGGATCAGTATGCATAAGAGTAATTAGTGATTGCATATTGGTAGGTATAGCTTCGCCCTCCGTATGACGGACGATAGTCAATATTGGTTTATCAACGTTTACTGGTACGACTTGAGCTATGAAAGCAGTCGAGTTGATTGTAGCGTAATGAGATGCTTCTGTGATTATCATAAAGGTATTTATAACCCAATGATACCATAGACGCTAGCACAAAACACTACTACTAGGCAACAGATTTCAAAGGCGTCTGTGAGACTGTCCTTACTTCCTCTTGTTCGCATATCTGTAACTCTCCTGCTTTTTTACGCAGTTCTAGTTCTCGTACCATTCTGTAGCCCGCAGGGCTACCGTCCATAGCAATACCAGCGATTGCCATTGAATAAAAAAAGTGTTCTAATAATTTGTTCATTTTTAACTTACTGACATTGCAATAATTAAAATGGGCAATAGTAAAGTGAAGGCCATTGTGAGACACATTTCTACGAAGTTGCCGATGTTAGAATCGGAGAACTTTTTCAATCCGAGCTCCATGTTCCTCACTGCCCGAAGCACAGTTGTGGTCATGTTCTCTCCTAAGATATAACTTAAAGTAATAAGAATGATACGTTTACATAGTAATCAATTATCATTCTCGCTGATATATATGTCAACTCAATACTTGAGGTTCTGTCCATCTATACCAGTCAGGTTTAGCGTCAATGCGCTCTTGAATCCTTTGTCGGACAATTGCTTGTTCCTGGTCAGTTGGTTGCCAATCTAGGTACAACTCGTCAGGCCATTGCTCTCGTTTGAACACTCGCTCAGGGTCAGGATTCATACCCCTGCGTTTCATTTCATTAACAAGCTCATCGTATCTCTTGTGAAGATACTTTCCCTTGTTATAAAAGAACTTAACGTGTCCACTATTAAGTGTAAATTGTTCCGGCCATGTCTTTTTGTTCTTCTCCCAGTTAGGAGACTTTAATGATCTCTGTAACGCTGAACCTACCATGAACAGTTCACGATACTCAGCTACCAAATGTTGGTCAGCCAATTCTTCTGTAGGTACAATGTTAATTCTAGTCATCGCCAATGTGGTCCGTGAAACCATCCTACCATAGCATATCTTACTCCAGAAGTCAACGGGGTAACAACGTGTTGAGCATAACTAGGAAAGCAAACAATACTTCCCTGATGGTTAGGTGGTGACATCATACTTTCATTAGAGTTTCTAATTTGTAGCTGACAATCCTCATAAGTTTTAGGATCAGATAATTGTATAGAACAACTAATCTTTCTGTACCTGTACTTTAGGATTTCAGTGTTGTCCATGTTGTTATGATAGATGTTAAGTTTATGACTTACGCTTTGATCTTGATGCTCTTTAAAGTGATCGCCTGCATCTCTATACATAGTGAACTGCCAGTCCATTGATCTAAAGTTTTTAGGATTGCCATCTTGATATAACTTAATACCAGTCTGTTGAGAATATGCAAGTACTGCATCAATGATATCCTGCTCAAATGGAAACCCATAACACGAACACGTAAACCCTTTTCTATAGTCTGGCTTGTAGTCGTTATTTTTAGTTGTCTCTGGACGAGTCTTAGCGGTGTGCTCGATTATGGATCCGTCCTTCAAACCATTGAGATGATGATCGATTATCTCTTGACATTCTGAAGGAGAAAGGATTCTATCTAATCCTAAATCATAATCAATAAGTTGCATTGACGTTTCGATCCCAGTTAGCAAGCAGCGCATCATCTGAAGGCATCTTACCAAAGGTACGAATTACTTTGCCGTCCTTAAAGCGTTTGATAATTCCGCTGTTATATTGAACATCAGTGACAGCTCCCTCTTCTGTGTCTTCAGGAGACTCATCATACCACATAGACGTCAATGAATGTACGTGGATGTGTGTAACACCCTTTGCCCATTCTTGAGCTTTTAATAGTGCACCGTGTCGTTCGACTTGATCTGTATATTGTGTCATCACTTAAACCTCTCCCCTTTAAACATAATCTTAATTCTCTTTACAGGTCCACTAGTAACAAGTTGATAACCAACCTGCTCCATTGACGGATACATTATTACAGTTCCCTGTTCGTTAGTCCAGTTAGGTTGATGCTCTGCGCTCTCTACAATCAACGAACCAAAGTTATCAATTCTAGGAGGCGGTGCCCAATGTTTAAATGTTAGTTCTCCACCTTGAACATCATCACGACTTGATACGTTTATAATTACAGATATCTTATGAATGTCTTCTTTAAGAATGTTTCCTGTATGCACGGTATGATCTGGTACTAGTGTTTGCATAACAGAACCTTCATTGCCTGTAAACTCTACTAGCGATGTTTGATCAAGGTTGATATTGAACTTAAGTACGTCGTTGTTGTATTCAGTTACAAGGTCTGCAACTTTTTTTACTACGTCCTTAGCTTGTTGGCTTATGTTATTGTCTATGACATTATCGTATAAGACATTAACTTCCTCTTCAGTGAGAGCTTCACGGATAGCTCTGAAAACCGATGAGTTGATTACTTCCATTATCTTGTTATCCTATTTTGTCTCCTAATGCTATCTAGGCGTTTAGCCTTTAGCAAATCTTTTTTCTTTTTACGTTTGAGAGATTGGTTGTCTCTATTCTTGATAGAGGACGGCTTCTCAAAGTACTCTAGGTCACGACATCGTTTAACAATACCAGCCCGTTCACACTGGTTGCGAAATCGTCTAAGCATTTTATCGAACGGTTCGTTTTTAAACTTTTGTGTCACTTTCGGCATGATGTAATTATATCCTCTTAAGGATTAAAAGTCAACGTTAGGCTAAGTCTTTGATTACTCTTTTTGCTTTTTCAGCTCTACCTTGATTGTACTCAACACCAACAGGATCTCTTCCATTAACAATTGCAGCAGCAATTAGAGAACCATGAGAGCAGAAAGGATCTAGTACCTTATCTCCAACATTGGTATGTGTAGCAATTATCCAAGATGCTAAGTTTACAAATCTGTGGTTGCCAGATGTAAGATTGTTTAGTCCTGGACGAGATCTGTCATAAAACTTTGCTACAACATCATCACTGAATCCAACGCCTTCTGTAACGTGAGAAACAATCTCTTTTGGAAGATGGATCCAGTCTGCTGGATCAGGACTGAATTGTACTACGTAACCATTGACAAGATGGCCAGGATCATTTACCGTAGTAACAATCTCAACACCATCGTCTCTGTAGACAACTCCGTAGTCAATATTCTTTTTAATCATCCATTTTTGGAATGACTTGGCTTCGTTAATTCCTTTATGAACAGGAGCTCTAAAAGGACTGAGAGTAACATCGTTCATTGAATCTGGGAATGGGAACTCAGCCATTTGATTAGCGATATGAGTAAACGTATCCCAACCTTCACGGTTGATTGTATAATCAGAACCAATCTTTCTATACGTTCTTACGTGAGTCCAATCATCACGTCTGTGCCAGTAATGTTCTGTCTGTCTGTTACCAAGACTTTTGAAACAAGTAGGTCTAAACATAGCCCATGTAGAATTAGGTACAAGTTCAAAGATAGTATTGCCTTCAGCTTCCATCCACTCGTCCCATCTTTCTTCTGCAACACCAGTAGCTGAGATAGTAATAGTACCATCGTCTGTTAGGAATCTCTTTGCAATGTCTGCACAAGCGCTTACGCAGTCACGAACTTTACCTTCGCCGTGTGCGCCTCCCCATCTACCTATAAATGAAGGTACGTCTGCAATGATTCGATCAAATGTATCACCCTGTGATTCAAACTTGGTGATCATGTTTGTAATGTCGTTGTCGTAAACTTTAGCCATGTTTCCTCTCTGGTATTATTTATACTAATAGTGTCTGTACAAGATTCCTAATTAGGAATAAAAGTCCGAAGCTATTTAGTATAATTAGAGCTCTGTCCCTCCACATAATGGAAACACCAAGCCAACCAGCAATACCAATAACAGATAAACTGAGGTCCCAAAGCGCAAGCTCTGGGACACCTCTAATAGACATTGCCGCAAGTACAACAGCAGAGCTGAACCATTTAAGGTACCAGTCTGGCGTGTACTTTGGAGTCGCACTCTTGAAGATTCGATCGGACCTAAGTTTAGGTACGGCCTTTAACTCTTCAGGTTTAAACTCAATGTTGCTTTTTAATATTTTATCTTTTGGCGGTGTCAAAATTGTTCCTGTTCTGTAGAGTCAGCTAATGCAGTAACACTATCATTACCTAATGCTTGACTGATTGCATCAAAGTATCCAACACCAACTTCTCGTTGATGCTTGCTTGATGTAAAGCCTTTTTCCCTTGCAAGAATTTCTTTCTCTTGCAGATCACTAAATGCTTTCATACCATATTGTCTATAACGATCTGCAAAATCAAACACTGCATAGTTAGTAGCATGGAAGCCAGCTAGTGTAATGAACTGAAACTTAAATCCAAGTTTACTGAGGTCCCTTTGGAAAGCAAGTAGACCGGTATGACCTAAATGCTCAGACCATCTAAACGAAGGCGAACAGTTGTAGGCCAACATTGCGTTTGGATTAGCTGCACGAACTCCATCAGCCCAGTACTTAGCTTCTTTGAGACATGGCTTAGATGTTTCGCACCAAATGAGATCTGCATATTCTGAGTATGCTTGACCTCGTTCGACACAATAGTCTAACCCACCGTTGATCTCATAGAACCCTTCTGCTGTTCGTTTTCCATTACAAAACTTTTTGTCGATGTCGTCGACATCGTTTGATAACAACTTAGCTGATTCAGCATCTGTCCTTGCGATGACCAAGGTATCTGTTCCTGCCACGTCTGAAGCAAGGCGAGCAGCATTAAGATTACGAATAGCTTGTGAAGTAGGGATAAGAACTTTGCCTCCCAAGTGTCCGCATTTCTTTTCGCTTGCCAATTGGTCTTCAAAGTGGACAGCAGCCGCTCCGGCTTCGATAAGATTTCTTGCAAGTTCATAACTGTTTAAAGCTCCTCCAAATCCTGCTTCCGCGTCTGCGATGATAGGTGCAAAACTAAAACCTCGGTCACCTTCTGCAACTGAGATTTGGTCAGCACGACGGAAAGCATTATTAATGTTACGAACAACGTTGGGCACAGAAGAAACACTATATAGAGACTGATCAGGAAATACTTGATCGTCTGAATTGTTTGCTGCAGCAACTTGCCAACCGCTAACATAGATTGCTTTAAGTCCTGCTTTAACTTGCTGTACTGCTTGTTGTCCATTATACGCACCAAATGCTTGAACGTAGTCTTCGTTCTCTAGTAGATCCCGTAACTTACGAGCCCCCAGTCTAGCTAGAGTATGATCGATCTGTACAGATCCTTTTAATTTTAGGACATCGTCCTCACTGTAAATCCTCTTCATATTGATTCCTGTATAGGCAAACTTGCCCGTCTGTTACTTTGACGGTTAGGGTGTCTCCGTCGTTCCATTTAAACTGTTCTAGCGTCAAAGGATAATCTTGATCAACAAAAACAATTCCCTCTGCTCCTGCGAAAAATTTATAATCCGCAAACAGCATCCCTTCTTTTAAAATCTGATATGGCATTGACATATCTTTCTCCTCTTGTTTGGCCCGCCCTTCAGGACTCGAACCTGAAACCTACGGCTTAGAAGGCCGTTGCTCTATCCAGTTGAGCTAAGGGCGGATAACTAGTGGTGCTGACTGAGGGAATCGAACCCCCAACCTGAGCTTTACAAAAGCCCTGCTCTACCTATTGAGCTAAGTCAGCATACCTCAAGACAACACCATAGCGCCTACGTTCAGACAGCTTACGCTTCTGTGCATAAAAGCCACTTGGTTGTTTGAGGTTTCCTTGACACATAGAGAGAAGTTCCTTCTCTAAGTCTTTTTTATCCACCCGCACTTTCAAGTCTACCATAGGATTGGAGACCGGAGCGAGTACGTAACTAGCATTCTTGATCACGTTAAGAATGTCACCACAGGTGTTGCCTGCCATGTTAAAGTTCCTTTTTGCTTAACTAAAAATAAATTGTGTATAGTTCTCTGCACAGTCTTCGGCATAGTCTTCACTGTGACCGGTTACATCAACTGTACGAACGTAAGACTTCTTTTGGTCTTCGCTATTAACTGTATATAGATTAACAACATAACCCTTAGGAGTCTTTACGACCTGAGCCAGACGAGAACCGTCTTCTGACTGGTATTCACTTAACATTATATCTTCACTCATTTTCTAATTCAATTACTCGTACACCCTTTCTATCTGTAGGTGTACCGTTTTCCCAGATCTTTTCGAACATCTTACCTGCTCCTAGTTCGATCCCGACCTTCTTTCCTACCCAATGCCCATGTAGATAACTAATAGGCAAGAGCAGCGCTATCCAAATTAACGAGTCCATTATAGTATTTACCATATTTAAAATCAACCCTCCCAGACAAATATTTGATCGCTGTGCACTTGTTCCTTCGCTTTGTATCCAAAACTCTTTAGCGTGCTGATCGTATTGTTGGGATTCTCTACAATGACAATTGGATGATCACGTTCAAGTATCTGCTTAGCGCCATCTAAGATTACAGGCTCGAATCCTTCTACGTCTAAATGTATCACATCAATGCGTCCCCAATTGATTGCAATGTTGTCTAATGCTATCACTGGTGTATGAGATTGTTCGTTGCCAATCGAGTAACTATCAGCACCGCAGTTGTCTGCATGAGTAGCTTTACGATCGACAAACCCATCAACAAGATTACCTAGAGCACAATTGTATGCCCATACGTTTGGAACGTCAACCGCATTCATTGCAAGAGCCTTAAAGTTGCCTCGCGTAGGCTCAAACGTAAACACTCTATTGAAATGCTGAGCGTACCACCTTGCATAAAGACCGCAGTTACCACCTGCCTGAATAACATTGCCGCGCCTACCGTCTGGCACGTTTTGCAAGATAGTGCCGCACGCATCAAACAAGTCTCTAACAGGACCAAAATGATCGCCGCCGAACCCGCCGACATCGTCCTCTCGCCACCAAAGCCAATCAATCCCTAGTCGCTCCTGGAACTGCTTAGGCAAAGATCGCGGAGCGATTGCAACGGTCCCGCTAGTGTCTCTAGTATCTGCCACGATCTAACACCCGTGCGTCATATGGTCGTAAGCATCAGGACAATCTTCAATCGCCTCGCCACACAAACATAAATCTTCTTCAGCCATGCTGGGCGCACCGACCAGATCACGAATCTCATGTTCGTTAGGCTCACGACCTAGAGCAATAACTAAGTTATTGTACCCAGGATACGCTTCCTCGCTTACTTGTGTGTTACCTTCCATAAACTCTACTTGTGTCATACCTCTCTCCCATTAATCATGTCATCGTTTAAGTCTGACAATATTACCATACTACCTTGAACCTTAATATCTATATTATCTAACATATTAGCTATAAGGTCAACTTTTTTCTCAATACGATTCTGTTGATCAACTAACTTGTCAACCTTATCGTGTAACTGATCTATTCTACTACTCATTGTGCACCATCCGCCATCATATCGATAGAGATATCTACAAATGCTTCCAGCAGCAGATCCTCTTTGATATTAAATCTATTAACACCCCATGCACTATCGTGAGGGAACTGATTATCGATCTTGCGCTTAATGTCACTACCTAGATGCGATACGTTATCAACAATCCAATTGATCACACACTTAGAGTCACACTGATACTGCTCAACGAACTCATCAGCGAGACCTTCCATGATACTATCGTTTACTTGATTACTCATAATATACTCCTTACTTAATATACAACCATTATACTATATCGTGTATATCAAGTCAACAGTTACAACGAACTTTTTACCAACCAATTTTGTGCGCGCGTATTTTTCAAAACGACCGTCATAGGGGTGGGGTTAGCTTTTCAGGTACTATATCCCAAAGAAGGTACTATGGGTGGCAGCACTATTTGACCTACCGCCCAGGGGATCCTATGTGATGGATCCTATCAGGGGATCCTATACTATGCTTTTTGCGGCAAAAGGGATCCTATAACATCCCCCCCCTATAGGTCTACTGGTACATACCCTTAACCAACTTGAACACATCATACGTGCTAAGATCGGGAAACGTCTCAGCTAACGCATCGTGCACTAACTGGTACTTAACATGATCGTCATTGGATCCATCGTACATGAAGTACTCTACTAGTGCCTGAGCTACTGTGATGTGGATTGCTTCAAAGTTCATATCTATCTCCTTACTGAATAGACACAGGATCCCCTAGGATCGTATTTGAGGTCAACAGTTGGGCGTATATACCCCCCCCGTATATTACGCAGCTATTTTGTTGAAGCCAAAGTCTGCTACCATGTATTGATCCCCTGTAGCATTATCGACTATGATATCACCAACGGAAGTACTATGACCTGCGCTGTATGTGTGAACCGCATCTGGCTGATCCCACAAGTTAGTGATATGGAAAACATGATCCAATGACTGTGCCTGAACCAAGAACTTATCTTGGTAGCAGTCAAGGCTTTCCTTGCTAACAGTCATTGGATCATCCTGGTAATCGACCATCTGCATATCTAGCTTAGTCTTCCAGAAAACGGAACGCTCAGTAGCACCACCCCATCCATACTGATTAGGAAGGCCCTTTTCACTCTCAGGGATCGCTACTTGCTTAACTGTGTAATAATTCATATCTAACTCCTTACTTAATATACCGCCATTGTCCTATGGATCCGATTTGAAGTCAACAGGATCCACGAAAAAAAAGACAAAAAAAACCCCGCAGTGGATGCGGGGTTCGAAAAGACCAGGTTAGAAAGTAAGGAGTCTAGGTCCTAGTCTTTATCATTTGACCTTAGACTAGGCCAGCTGCAAGAGCTTTGTAGCCAGCTGCTACGACTGCTCTCTTAGGTGTACCGACTCTGTAGAAAGTTTTAGTTCTTCCTGCAGTATCAGTTCTCTTGTTTGCATAAACTGCAATACCCATTTGAGTTCTGATCTCACTAATTCTAGCTTGAACAGTACCTTCTGTGGTGTTAAAGAAATTAGCCATCTGCTTAGCAGTTCTCTCATTTCCTTGTACTACTAGTGTGTTAAACACTTTTTCAAAAATAGACATATATGTCCTCCATTCTATTAATTAACAGAGTGAGTGAGGGTCAGTGAGTTGCTCATAGCGTGAACAAATTGTGGCTCTGGCAATCTGCCTGACCTCACTCAATCATGGTACCCATTATCAGGTATCTCGCATTTAAAGTCAACAGGTAAAACGAAATTAATTTATCATGCAATCTGGCTGTTGACCTGTGTTGACCTGGGCAGCCCCTGTTGAAATTTTTTTCAAACAACGTATAAGAGATCACACAACTACCTATTTTTTCGTATGTTTTTTAAATTATCAGCGAAATGGAATGTTAGCGTAGCTAACTCACCAAAACGGCGGGAGAATCCGTTCTACACGTTCTCAGTACACGGAAATCTACAGGTTTTGACTGTGAGACATCGCTGATTGCATACGATATCGTTCCGTAACGTCTTTACCGTTCAATGTGACCTTGTTCACCGTATACTGTTGGTGTCCGTCATGATTGAGGTCGGTTAGGCTCCTCATGAAGTCACTCCACGTGGTGAAATTAGTGCTTAGTCGTACTGGTTGTTGAATCTGTCTTTGAGCCATTAGTGCTTCCTCGTAATGGTTGTGATGGACCTTGTCGGTATTTCTGTTCCTTTCGAATCTTGTCAGCTGATCTGAAGTCTGTCATAATCTGATATGCTAGGTAAGCCATAAAGACAATGATGGCTACAGCGATAGCGATTTGTAAGAACGTTGGTTCTGGTACTGTTCCCATATGTACTCTCCTTTTGAGTGTCGTGGGGGGTGTTCAGCTCCCAAAGCTCATTTGATTCGTGCAAACGAATCAATGTGTTTGAGTGCTTAACGTATTACTTTGTCTGTGTCACAAAGTGCTAATTGAGCTGCTAAGTCATCGGCTTTAGCGAGGCTCTTAAGATTACTTATTTGCATAAGGAACTTGGATTGCTTTTCCTTGTGATCGAATTGCATTACCATCTCGACTAGAGTTTCCTTCTTTTCCATCATCGAGTCGGCTGCCCATACATCTTTTGCGAGGCTATCATAGTTCTTCATAATTTATTCCCAACCTTCCATAGGTCATTAGTGCATTGCTCAAAGTGATCGATAATATCTTGTTCACTTTGTCCTTGTTTTAGATAGATAAACTCAGTTGACCCATCTAACATTCCATCGAACTCTTGTACTTGTAGACGTTCCTCAATTCGAATCTTTGGATCGTTTTTGCAAGGCCAAGTACAGTTCATTAAGTGCTCGGCGGTCTCGGCGATACTCTTTGCTACTATCCATTTGTCGTGACTGAATATCTGTTTTGCTAGACATTCAATCTTGACACCTTGGCTCAAAAGATAATGATCACCATATCTTCCTTTCAACGGATCATGAAACTTAGTGTGACCTCTCTTATACCAAGTGTAGTGTTCGTTGTAAAACTTTACCAAATATAATGTCATCGTCCAATATCCTTAACACAGTCTTTTGGAATGACCTGGTAAGCACCTTTGTTGTAAGCTGGTGCAACAGTATAGTTCTCACTCTCTTTCTGGCGAATTAACTTCATCTTCATCTCAGCGAGCGCGGCCTTAGCATCATACGATCCAATAGGCATGCTCTTGAACTTTTGATTGGTAGCCCGTCCCGGATTCGAACCGAGGTTGCATGGATGAAAACCATGTGTCCTGACCTGACTAGACGAACGGGCCTTTTTCAATGCTTTTGTCTTTCTCTTACGACCATGAATGTCGTAACGTAATGATCCACTAAAGTCTATCATTG